CACCGCCGCCCGCTGGCCGGCATAGCGGAACGCGTCTCGCTTCGAGAACTGCGGCCCCTCCGCGCAGTAGCAATCGATCTGCCGCACCGTCCCGTCCGGCTGGGTGAAGCGCAAATTCAGCGCCGCATCCAGGGTTGGGTTGAGCTGCTCGATCAGTTCCTGGCGTCGGGAATAGAACTCGGCCCAATCGTCTGCCCGCAGCATCAGCACCAGCTGGATCATCCGCGGATCGAGCCGGTAACCCCGGTCGCTCTCCCCGTGCTGCAGCGGCCCGCGCTCCGTCAGCCGGTGCAATGGCGGCATCCCAAAGCCCTCGTAATTCTCCACCACGTAGTTCTCAACGTCGGTCAAATCGAGCGCCACACCAGACCGTAAGATCTCCAATGTTCCAAAAATCATCTCAGTGTCTCCGTGTCTCTGTGGTTAGGCCTCTCCATACAGCATCTGCAGCAGCCGCACATCCGCCGCCAGCGTTCCCGCGCTCTGCGCCGGGTAATTGGCGCTCAGGTTGTAATAATTGTTCACCACCGGCCCCGCTGCTGCCCCGCCATTCGCCAGCGCAAACGCCGGCTTAGCCGTCGCCCCGAAGGCCTGCCCGATTGCCCGCTGGCCATCACCCAAAGCCTTTTCCAACCCAAGGACATAACCCATGCCTGCGTTTTTTCCGATGTCCATGAACACCCCACTGGGCGAGTGTTCGTCTAGGCTATCACGGACCGCTCCAACCATGCCGCCAAAAAATCCAACCACCTGGTCGAAGAACCACTGTGCATTATCCACGATCCCCTGCCACACACCGGTCACAATGTCCTTGCCAACCTGCAGCACTGTATCCCAAATTTTTCCCGGGATCTCGCTCAGCGTAATCCCCAGCTTGACGATCGCCTCTCCGATCGCCGGCAGATTCTCCACGATCCCCTTGACGATCGCCTTCAGCAGCTCGAACCCGATCGTCGCCAGCAGCGGCAGCAGTAGCAGCAGCGCCTCCACCATGGCGTCGATCAGCTCCGGCATCGCCTCGATCAGCGCCGGCAGCGCCGCAATGATCCCTTCCACGATCCCGATCAGCAGCTTTCCCCCCGCCTCCACCAGCAGGGGCAGGTTCTCGATCAGAATTTTAGTGATTAAGATAATAGCATCCACGATCGCCGGGATCAGCTTCGGCATCGCCTCTGCCAGCCCTTCGATCAGGGAGATCAACGCCTGCACCCCGGCTTCCACCAACATGGGCAGGTTATCAACAATGGCGTTAACCAGCATCAGCAGGATTTGCACGCCGGCGTCAATGATCATCGGCAAATTCTTGACGATAAATTCCACCAGGCTGTGGATGATGTCTATCGCCGACTGGAGCAGCTTGGGCAGGTTTTCCGTGATTGCATTCAGGATCCCCTGGATGATGTTCAGCCCGGCTTCCATAAACTCTGGCGCACGTGTGGCGATGTCATTGGCGATATCGCCGATCAGGTCGCCCACACCCTCCGCCATCTTGACCAGGTCGCCATCCGCCCCGCGCACGATCTCGCCGAACCGCCCCAGGTATACCCCAGCCGTGTCTACCAGCCCGGAGAATGCCGGGGCGAATGCGCCGGCCAGGGTATCAATCGTTCCTGACAGCCCCTTAATCAACCCGTCGATTTTATCGCCCAAGGTCTCCAGCGCGCTGACGGTCTCCTCGTCGACCACCGCCCCCATCGTATGCGCCTCATCCGATAACCTGGCAATTTCATCCGCCCCAGCCTTGATCAGCGGGTTCAGCTCCATCGCAGATCTGCCGAAGATCGCCATGGCCAGCGCGTCACGCTCGGTCTCGTTGGCCACACCCCCCAGCGCCGTCAGCGCCTCAGCAAACACCGTCTCAGAGTCTCGCAGCTCCCCGTTGGCATCGGTGATCGAGATACCCAGCTTCTGGAAGGCCTTTGCCGCATCTCCCATTTCGGGAGATTTGATCTCGGCTGAAGCATTCTGAGCAGCCGCTTGAATTTCAGTCAGCGCCTGGGTGGCAATCGCCACTTCTTCGTTGTAGCGCTCGGTTGCTGCATCCAGCTCACTGCGATATCGTTTCCTGGCTGCCTCTTCCTGCTCTGCCTGCTTGGCCTGGATTTTCTGGCTTTGCTTTTCGTACTCCGCTTCTTCTTCCGCCAGCTGCTCCTGCAGTGCTGCTATCTTTTGATTTCGGGCGTGTTCAGCGTCGCTTTCTTCCTCTGCGGCGTCTTCCTGGCGGCGCTGGCTGCGGGTGTTGTATTCATAATCCAGCTCGTTGATCCGTTCCTGGATGCGCGCTTTCTCTGCGTCGGTCTCCGCTGCCCCAAGTTCCTTGATCAGGCCTTCACGGTCATGCTTGTAATCCTCTTCCAGCCGGGTTAGCTCGCGGGTAAGGTCTTCGGTGCGCTCGGCGCGGTCATATTCGTAATCGGCCTCGACATCGCTGATCGACTTCCGCAGGTTGCGCATCTTAGCAGTGTGCCGCTCTTGCGCGTTCTCCAGCTCGCTGTTGATGCTCTTGGCAATCTCCAGGATGTTCTGCCCAAGATCGGCTTCCAGATCGGTGCGCTGTTTGCCGTAATCCTCTCGGATACCGGCCAGCTCGCTCTCCTGCTCTTCGATCTTGCTGACATACTCGGCCGAGATCTCGCTCGCCTTTTTCGCTGCATCGGCTGCAGCTGCCAGCGATTTCTCCTGGTAATCAACCGCCTGGTCTCTCGCTTCCGACATTGACCGCGTCAGCCTGGAAAGCGATCCGGTCATCGTTTCTGCAGATGTTCCCACCTGGTCGCCCACATAGGCCAGCTCCTGCAGCCGTTCGACGGAGATCCCGCTGACATTCGATAAATCGGTCAGCTCCCCCGCCGCATCCGCCGCATTAGTCACCATCTTGCCAATCGCCAGCCCCAGGCCGGCCGCAGCTGCAGCCAGGCCGGCAACCGCCGTGACCCCCACGGCCAGGCCGGTCTTCAACCCGCTGCCGACCTTCTTGAGATGTTCCAGCGCATTGACCGATTCTTTGGTCTCGCTCTCCAGCTTGTTCATCCCCTTGGCGGCGTCTTGCGAGCCTTCTTTCAGATCGCGCAACCCGGTCTCGCTCTGGTTCAGCTCGCGCTGCATCTTGCCCAGCGCTTCCACCTCCCGGTTCAGCTTGATCGCCAGCTCTTCCGCCGCCCGACTGCCCGATCCCTGCTCCCTGGCCACCCGCTCGTATTCCCCCTGCAGCGACCCCACCTTGCGCTTCTGGATCTCGATCTGCTCATTCAGCGATTTGATCCGCGCTTCCAACCCCGTCGCCGATTTTCCCCAATCCTCCAACCCGGCTACCGACGCCTTGAAAGCTGATTCAATAACGCGTATATCTCGCGACATTTCCGATAATCCTTGTCGGAAATCAGTGGTGTCTAACCCGACTTTTCCCGAGATTGGTGGCATCTCAGACATTCGGTGTTTTCTCCTTCGAGGCCCAATACTGTCGCAAGGCCAAAGCTATTTTTGCTCGATGTTCATCTGATAAAGATTTGCCTTTGTGCGCCTTAGAAATTTTCGTTTTAGTTTCCTGCGTTAGTTTGTTTCCTGTCAAAGCACGAGAGAGATTTCCACAATGTTCGGGTGTGCGTGTTTTTCCCTTTCGTGATTTTGACATTTTATCCCGTGTCTCTTGAAAAACAACTCGCCCACGACTGGCAGCAACTACTCTTTCCAAGACATCTGATTTTCGCACTCCCGCAGAAATCTTTGCCCGATGTTCTGGCGAAAGCGGAACGCCAGTATATTTTTCTTTCCGCTTTTCAATGGTAATAGCAGCCGGCTTTTTGCCCTTCATCGCTCTGGATATTTTTGAGCGCACTTCCGGATCTCTCATAGCTTCTCTAAGATTTCTCAAAGCATCGTCAGAAATAATCTTCCCTCTCTGTGCAGCGCCGATTTTCTCTTTTGTCTCATCGGAATGACATCCAAAATACTTAGATCTAGGCGCTCCACCTACCAGGTTATATCCATTCGGCGATAGAGTTCCAAAAGCCTTGATCGCAGCATTCTCATGATAATTCGCTGCCTCAATATCGTCGAAAACCGCCAATATATGATGGCTAAAACTATCAATGCCGTATTTTTGCACGGCGCGATTGAAGGCCACCGCAGCGCTCTTTCCGATGGCATGCCGTTTGAAGCGATTCTGCGGATTGCTGGTTACCCCAACATAGGCCTTTCCGCTTTCACGATGTTGATACATGTACAAATATATCAATTCGCTCACAGCCATTTCACCTGATCACAAAATAATTGCTTCTTTGCCCCGAGCTCCGCATGGGCGATCTCCGGACGCCCTTCCCCTGGCGTTATTGCCGCGTGCATCACGAACGGCAGCAGGCTCTCGATATCCGTCCGGTCGATCTCGTACAGCGACCAGCCAAACGCTTTCACCAGCGCATGCTCCAGCTCCAGACAGTAATCAACGTCGATCTCCGGCGGCGTATCCTCGGCCAGGCCGCCTACGCCGCCGGTGTAGGGTTTCCGTTGCTCTTCACCAACACCGCAGTATTCGCCCGGGCGATGATCTCCTGGATCACCGTCATCATCTCGCCGGCGTCCGACCCGTTGGTCACCTGCTCCACGGTGAACTTATCGCCGAACAGCGCCACCACCAGACCGGCCAGCTCATCCAGCGTCTCTTCGCTCATCTCGCCGCCCAGGCTCTTCTGCATCCGGATCGCCCGCTTCAGAATCGCCCACGGCACAAAGCTGCGCACATAGGTCTGAACGACCTCGTTCGTCTCAGGATCGTACAATTTCAGCTCGATCGGCTTCATAAAAAAACTCCGTGACTCTGTGGTTCTATTATCTTCTCCCTGGGAACCGTCGCCAGTCCCCAGGGATTGTCATAGGGGCGCACGTTACATGCGTCGCACGGGTTATTACGCCGTAGTGAAGTTCACCACACCGCTCAGCGTCTGGCCGTAGATGTCCTCGACCGCGTAGGAGATCAAGTACACCGTGCTCGCGGTCAAGCTCGCAGTCGGATCGATCGTCACGATCTTCTTGGTCGCATCCAGGGTGATCGCCGCTGCCGCCTGGGTTCCGTCCGCCTTGGAGACCACGATGCGCTCGATTACGTCGTCCTTCATCGCATTGTTGAAGGTCAGCGTCTGGTTGGCGCTCACCGAGATCCCGGTCGCCCCATCCGTCGGGACAGAGCTGCTCAGCGCCAGGGCGCTCACGCTCGCCACGCCCGGAACCTGCACCTGGACGAACCAGTCGGTCGGGTCGAAGGCGTCGGTATCATCGTCGCCCCATACCCGCTTGACCTCGGCGTCCTCGCTGCCAACGTCGAAGGCGTAGGTGCTGGAGACTGCCGTGAACACGATCTCCGTGGTCTGCGGCGCCGGCGTGTCGCCCTGGGTCTCGAAGGACTCGCTCGGAGTGCTGAACTTGCCCTTCAGGTACCAGTAGTAACGGTAGGACCCATTGCTCTTCTTCGACTTGAACCCCAGGGCATAGTCCGGCGGGGTTGCTCCCGTGTCGTACACCCGCCCGGTGGTTGGGTCGAAGGTCTTGCCCAGCACTGCCGCCAGCATCTCCGGCGGGATCCCGGTGACCGTCAGGGTCAGCTCGGTCTCGCCCTCAGAAACAAAGGTGTCATACGGATTGTCATCCGCGTACTGGGTCTCCCGGTTGACCGAAGGCGCAACGCCCACCTGGGCCACCGGGGCAAAGTATGCCGGCGTTCCGGCCGTGTATGCAGCTGCGCTGTCCGCAGAGATCGCCGCAACGTACAGGTCGGAGACGCCAATGGTCGATTTATACTCGCC